CCTGCTGCCAGACGCCACGCTACAAACCTTATTGGAAAAGCCCATCTAGGGAACCCACATCTTACGGTACGGGAAGGTGTCCTGGAGAATTAAAAGCTTGACGAAAGTCACAATAAGATCATGGAGTTTCTCGACGTTCTCAAGGACGAGCCCACTCGCGTGAAAGTTGGTGCTTCGAAGTCTCCGGGAACTATCCCTGCTTTAACGTACTACTCGTTTGCTGGAGCTTCTGAGCAGAGGAGAATTGCCTTCTTGGCGCAGGCCATCCCATGGATGTATGTTCCGAGAATGCCAAACCAAGTCGGGTCGTGGGTGTATTCATGTCTGGATGCAGTATATCCAGGTGTAGTTAGAGAGATCTTCGAAGGGACAACGGTTCGTGCAAGAGGCAGGGCGCTCACCGATGACGAGCTCCAATTCCTCCGTGATGGGACCAGGGGTCTCGAGTTGTTCGAGAGGGCCACTTACGATGCAGACCGAGTCGAGACCACGATCCTCGAGTTGGCAGCAGTGTTCGCGTGCATGATGTTTGCTATGGTTAAGAAGCCCACCAGAGACAACATCACGGCGTTCACAGTCAACAGGCCGAGAGCCCTGAGAGATCAATTCGCTCTGACTGATGAGAAAGTCAGCTGGTTCCGCGACGAGGTGAGGATGTTCCCTCTCGATGCCCTCTTAAACATCTATGGGTACTTTAGCTCGAGATACGAAGAGCGCCGACACCTTGCTACCGAATTTGTCTCCTGGTCGGAGAACGCCCAGGAGGAGACACGTGTTGCGATGGGCAGTGTTGCCAAGCTTTGGTTGGGACATGGAGAGAACCACATCAAGCTCATCCACAAGTTCCTCCTGTCTTACGGGAAGTATCTTGCTGGCATCCCGATGCTCGCCGAAGAGGCAAGGCGCTTCTGCGTGGACTTCCGCAAGGCCGGTGCAAGCTCCGAGGGGTCGTACGAGAAAGCCTTCCGCGGAGACAGAGCAGTGTCCATCTACTCCCGCAACTACCCTGAACTGTTCAAGTTGGCGAGAGAAATCGCGTCGAGAATGGAAGACTCCATGAGCAAGTATGCTTCGGCAGCGACGTCGTCGAGATTCCTCGAGCAGTTCGAGTTAGCCTGTGAGGCAGCCGACCCCCCAGCAGCACTCCCTGCAGCACGCAAAGTTGGCGGGGGCATGTGAGTGCGGTTAGCGAGTGCGAGGTTATTAAAGAAAAACCTGACGAAAGTCACAAAACCATCAACTCAATGTCTCAGTTCACGCCTGCCAACCTGCAAGTGTTCTCCCAGGGAGGAGGTGACGACCTAGAAGACATCCCAGAAAACCTTGAGTTCCCCCAGCCGCCCCTCACGATGGACCAAATCGAGAAGGCACTCGGGATAGGTGGAGAAGACCCTGAGTCGGCCAAGGCACCTCACGAGGGGGAGCCCGGGGCCAGGGGCCCAGCCACCAAACCCGAGGGGGACGAGGAGGAGGGTCCAGAACAGGACTCGGGTACTGAGGAGGAGGAAGAAGAGCAAGCCGACAGTGAGGAGGTTCTGAAGAAGAAGATCGCAGAACTCCAAGATGCCCTCGCGACCATGAACGCCATGAACCCGAGTGACTTCAACCAGCAAGAGTGGATCGAACATGGAGAGACTGCTGACAATCTTCACCGTGACCTCAAGTCCTTGATCGATGAGTTGAACGCCCGATTCCCGAAAGGGGGTAGGACCACCCCCCCAAGCCTTCTGGCTTCCCCGAAAGGGACGCCGAAGTCGCAAGCTTCAGGTGTAGGGGCTGGGTCGCAGAAGGACAAGGGGAAGGCTCAAGGAAAGGAGGCAGTTCCTCCAAAGAAGGAGATCTACAGCGCCAAGAGGATCACCAAGATCGAGGGGCGCTTGTCGAGCCTCGAGAGTTCGTTGGCCCTGATCCGCCAAGACACCGCAGAGAAGGAGCAGGCAGTAGCCACCATCGCGGACGACATAGAGCGCCGAGTGCGAGCTGAAATCAGGTCGGTTTACGAGGCCCAACTTGCTGACCGTGACGCCAAGATAGCAGCATTGACTTCCCGCGTCGCAACCCTCGAGGCCAACGTGACGTTCGCAGGGCTGAGCTTCGCCAAGGGTAAAGCCGCGCCCGAGGTCCAAGAGATGCCTCCTGCCGGCGCGAGCAGTTCCGCAGGCACTTTCCCAGGGATGAGGGCGTGGGAGCCAACTCTCCCTGCTGGCCCAACACCCCCTCGCCCACCACCTCCGGTGTCAGTTCCCAGAAGTGTCGCTGGGGCAGGCGAGCGAAGCTCCGCGATCCCTAAGTTTGACAGATCGAAGATTTGAGCTCTGAAGCCAGGGTGGTCAACACACAGCCTAGCCGAGTTATTAAGAAAAACCATGACGAAAGTCACAGATCACTCATCATGCTAGCGATGGCGCGCTCAAGGAGCATGGACACAGGAGGGTACCTGACACCAGCCGAGAAGCTCTGGAATCTGCAACACTCTATCTACCACCCCTTATCTGAACTAGAGGCAGAGAAGCTCCCATGCCCCGACAGACATCCGCCAAGGAACGTCCTCCATGCCATGGCCGAGCCGGGCATAACAGCAATCGAGAGAGTCAAGCACGTGGCAGATGCTCTATGCTACACCCTGAGGGGCGGGTACTCCGACACACCACCAATTATCATTGAAGGAGAGCCATGGCCCCAAGGTGTGGTCCTTTCATGGTGTTTTGCCTATTCAGTGCTCTGCCTTGAGCCGGACAGCCTAATACAGACTAGGGTCGACCTGCTAATCCGGCAGGCAAGCCCCAGACTTGCATATGCTGCGTTGGTGTCGGTGTCAGACGCCAGGAAACTAACAAGGCGCCCAGACAGAGTGGTGACGTTCCTCTTTGGGAGTATAATCTCCCATATATTCGAGCACCAGCCGCCTCCAGCGCTCATCCCTACAGTCATTCCCAGGGACTTTATAGCGAGAATGCCACTAGTGTTTGCTAGGTTGATGGACGAGAGGGGGTTAACGCTATCTAAGAAGGTAAGGGCCGCGTATGTCCTGGTTTAGCATCGATCCACGGATATTAAAGAAAAACCTGACGAAAGTCACAACACATTTCAAATGAGTCTTAGCTTCTGGAGTGACGAAGACTGGAATGACTTCCTTGACGACGATGTAGCTGAACGCACATACTCGTACTTCATCGAGCAGTGTCTTGATGACCCACTAGTGGACTCAAAGCTCTTGCGTTACGCGCTTGCACTGGGGGACACGACCAAGGCTAACCTGCTGAGATCGGACATCAACGTCGACATGGAGAAAGACATAATCCGGGATATCAGGGCAAAGTACCCGCGCCGAACACTTGAGTTTGTACCGTACACCCCAGTGAAGATGATTGAAATGGTGGGTGAGTTCATCTTGATGGGGGAACGCACATGCAGGGTCCCCCCGAAGGAGGTCTGCACGCAACTTGGTGCTGTCTTGTCCCAAGCGTCGAGTAATGTGACTCCTACAGCAAATCCGGCGCCGAGCGCATTCTCCGCCTCGACTGTCAAATATTACGGTGGGCACTGGGAGGCAAGGAGGATCTTAGACGTCTTGAGATCACGATACGCATTTGACGGGGGCCATGGTGGTTGGGCAAAGGTTCGTCACGGGGATGTGTACCTGACTAACAACGACTTTGTGTGGATCCACGGGAGCACTGCCACTTACGGCTCGTTTGCCATGTTCTTGTGTGTCCAGGACATATTGAGACTCAGGTACACAGCGCACCTCTGCAGGGACATCATTGATAAGCCAGGACTGACAGAAGAGGTGCTCAATGAACAGATGGACTGGCAGTTCCGAGTGTTGAGACAGTATGGGAACGAGGGATACGACCTGGTTAAGGCCCCGGAGTCGCTTTGGAAGACCTACGTGTCAAGAATAGCAGGGGGCAGCTTCGATGCCGCTGACTCGTATGATGACATGTGTGCTAAGCAGCGAGTAAAAGAGAGGAAACTCAACAGGCTCGGAGAATCACCCATGATTGACCAGTTCATTGCGTTCCAGGAAACTCAGGACTCTGTCGAAGTTTGCGTTGAGCTCTTTGGGATCGTTAAGGCTGCCGGGTTCCCAGTGGTAGACCCGTCATTTGGATGTGACTCGGCCCGGACTTATGCTCAAGCGCCAGACACGTCAACGCTCGTAGCTGTCGCAGACTCCTGGCGGACATTCTGCCACCTCTTCCTCGTGAACTACATAAGAGCTAACGGCGCCTGGCCTCCGCTTGAGTTCCGGAAGCAAGGGACACAGCTCGAACAACTGCGGGATGACAACAGGCTCTTCATTACAGACGGCTCGTACCCATTGACTGACTGGGACCATACAGGGTTCAAAAAAGTGTTTGACTTCGAGTACTTTGAGGACTACCTCGAGCTCATGGAGGATAAGTCCTGTGCACCGCCGAGGGGGCTAGTCGAGAGATTCTATCGCAGGGACAAGAACGTGGACAAATCGATGCGGAGGATCTTGAAGGTCATGCTAGAGTCACCGGTTGTTGACACTAAGAAGCTCATTAAAGAGTTCGCCGGCAATGCACTCTCACCCGAGGAGTTCGTAATTTTCCTAAGGCCAAAAGAGAAGGAGTTCAAGCTGGCTGCTCGGATGTACTGCATGATGACATTCTCCATCCGGCTCATATTTAGCATCATCCAGGAGAATGTCAAGCGGGAGGTGTTCAAGTACTTTCCTTACCAGTCGATGACGATGGACGCTTCAGAGTTGACCCAGAAATTGCTCTCGATGACAGCAGGGTCCGTAGCAGAAGAAACCTTGTTCATAGAAGTTGACCTCACGAGGTGGAACCTCTGCTTCAGGCACCGGCTGATCAGGGGCTATGGCACGAGACTAGATGCGCTCTTCGGGACCTCCAACGTCTTCGGCAGAGCTAACGAGTTCTTCTCACAATGCGACATTATATCCTTCTCCACCGACAGGAGGATAGATCAGCTAGAGGAGGGCGTTTGGAGGGACAGCTCGACCGGTTGGAGAAACCACCAGGGTGGGTTCGAGGGGATAGACCAAGCCACAATGACCCTAGCAACGTTGGTCATGATATATAGGGCCCTTAGGACCGAGAAATGCTCGTTTGTCTTGCTCGGGCAGGGAGACAACCAAACCCTGGCCATAACTCGGTACGATAAGAGTGAGCCCATGTCAGTGTTCGCTAACCGTGTGATGGGAAAGATCGACAAGTCCTGCACAGAGCTGAACCACGTATCTAAGCCGGAGGAGTGCGTTCTGTCTACAAAGGTGCTCACATACTCGAAGGTCTTTGTTGTCGCTGGGAGGATCATCCCTATGGAGCTGAAGTATGCCATGGGGGTCGCTCCAATAACCTCAACAGATGTCCCGGCAATAGGCGACGCGATAGGGGCCATATTCTCTGCTGCGGCAGGATCTGCTCAGAACGCAGTAGACCCTCTAAAGCATTGGGCACTGGCGAATGTTGTGTATGAGGACACCATTGACAGATTCCTGAATAATGGGGCATGGTTCGGCCAGGATAGGCTAGACTCGTCGGGTATCCCTAGGATGGGCCCAATTCTCAAGAAGATGGGGGCGATTGTGCCATCTATACTGGGGGGATTCCCCATAAGCGGTTGGCAGGCTTTCGTAGCGAGAAACGACCCTGACCCACTCACCAGTGCCATTGCATGCCTGAGGTTTTTGGCCCCGTATGACCGGCATATCCAACAGTACATTACCTACATCCTGTCAGATGCAGCATACAGGAAATTGCCTGATTTGGCGTCGTTGATCAAGGACCCATACTCCATCCCGCTGAAGAGCCCACCGAGCCAGCAGTCTAAACTATCCGAGGCCGCAGCAACGACCCTACGACAGTGCTGCAGGAACGAGGAAATATGGG